CGAGTCACAGCTCATACGTTTGTCATTAAGCAGTCTCTCGATGGCTTACCTATCCATGAGTCCGAAGTTGGTGAAGACCTATTGCCTATTGTTGTGGGCCGTTGGAACCATACATCAGGTGAAGACTATGGACGAGGTCAGATTGAGGACCATGAGGGAGACTTCCACGGTATGAACTTCTTGGCTCACGCGAGAGCTAAGGGTGCGGCCATTATGATGGACGTAAAATACCTTGTAAGGCCGGGGGCTATGACGGATGTGAAGTCCCTAAACGAGTCTGATTTTGGTGAGTTTGTCTTGGGAATGGAGGACGATATCTCAGTCCTGCAATTAGACAAATACGCCGATGGACGACTCATCCAAGATGTTATCAGTGAATACCGAGAGCGTATTGGGCGAGCATTCCTCATGCTTAACGAGAACATCCGTGACTCTGAGCGAACCACTAAGTATGAAATCTACAAGGTGGCGAATGAGCTAGACCTCTCTATGGGTGGTATCTACTCAGCTCAGGCGGAGGATACTCAGCCTCACATTGCTAGACAACTAATGGATATGGTAGCTCCTGAGTTACTAGACGAAGACCTAGAGCCTAACATCACAACAGGTATTGATTCACTAGGTCGAGCAGACGTACTAGAGCGTCTTATCCAATACTCAGAGCTTATGTCTCTACCTGCCGCATGGTCGGAAGAGCGTCAGCGTAAACTTAACTGGGATAAGTATTCTGAGCTTATCGCTTCTAACGTTGGCCTTGATGGTCTGGAAGAACTCTTCATCACGGATGAGGAAGCTCAGCCAGAGGGAGGCCCAGAAGCCCAAGGTGCAGACCCATTAACAAGTTCACTCGCCTCTACATTAGGTAAAGGCATGGGTGAGAAAATCTTACAGCAACAATAAGGAACTCCTTAAATGAATACAGCAATGCGTTTACTAGCTCGTATGGGTGCATACCGTAATGAAGAACAAGGTGCGGAGGCATCGGGCGGCGGTGGCGGTATGGCCTCTAATTTCCAACCTAACGTGGTTGAGCAAGGTGTAGGTATCTTTGACCAATCTCGTGCAGATGAAGCGCAACAGGACGACGACGAAGATGTGGATGATGACCCAACCCAAGGTGGTACTCCTCCTGCCGAGACAGGCGAGGGTGGGGATGAGCAAGATGGCGATGGCGAAGATAGCGGCGATACACCGCCAGATGAAGAGCCAGAAGCACCTTACGAGTACCAAACAACTGTCACGTACAACGGCATGGAAGCTGAAATCAACATACCGGATTCTGTCAAGACAGCTTTCAAAGAAAAGAACATTGACCTTAACAACGTCACGAATGAGTTCTATTCGGAAGAGGGGCTGTCACAAGAGACACGTAAGATGCTCAATGAAGCATTCGGTGAAGCAGCAGTAGACATGTACATCGTTGGTCTTGAAGCTAAGAACGAAGCCTTTCAGCAACAACAGCAGGCTTTCGTGAAAGCTCAACAAGACTTAGCGGTGGAAGCGTCAGGCGGTAAGTTCGATGAAGTGGTCCAATGGGCAGCCGATAACCTCAAGCCTGATGAGTACCAAGAGTACGCTGACCTAATCAATGGTAAGAACTTACGTGCGGCAGGTATGGCTATCCGTGAACTGACTCAACGCTCTGGTCTGGCACAGCAAGCTACTCCTCCACCTCGTGACAACCCACGTCAGGTAGCAATCAAAGGCGGAGAGAATATCCAAGAGCAATCTGGCGGTATCTCTGCGGCTCAGTATCAAGAAGCAATTAGCTCGGGTGAATACTGGAAAGACACTAAAGGTTGGGACGCTAAGCGTTCATTAGGTATCAAATCAGGTATCTGAGACGACCTATAGGGAAATAGTAGGCTAGTCTGACTGTCAGACTGGCTGCTAATTTATTCTATAGCCAATGAAAAGGAGAGTTACCGATGGCAGGTACTCAAGCAAATAACCTAACTAATCCGGCAGTATCAGCGTCAGGCGAGTTAGACAACTTACTGTTAGAGCGTTTCACAGGCATGGTCCGTGAAGCTACAATTAAGCGTGAGCAGTTCATCGACCACTTCCGCGTTCAAGATGTAGTTGGCACTAACCAAGTTACGAACAAGAACATGGGTGACACTGAGCTTCAAACCCTCGTTGCAGGTCAAGAGCCAGAGTCTCATTCTGTTCAGTTCGATAACCACTCGCTAGTAGTTGATACTGTGGTCCTAGCTCGTAACACGATTGCGATGCTACACATGCTACAGTCTGATATTCAAGTGCAGCAACGTATGGCCTCTAACCATGCGAAGAAGCTAATCATGCTTAATGATGAAACGTTGCTGACTCAGGTTATCAAAGGTGCACTTACCGACGAAGAAGAGGGCGGCTCTGGCGGTCGTGTCTCTGGTCATGAGGGTGGCTCACTTGTCCGCCTAGGTGCGGTGGGTGATGAGAAAGACCCAGTTAAGTTCCTACGTGCAATCGAGTTCGTCACTCAAAAGATGAATGAGAAAGAAGTAGAAAACGATGACATGGTTATGGCGTGTCCGTGGGAGCAGTTCTATGTTCTTGCAGATAACGACAAGCTAACGCGCCAAGAATACACAGTAGGTGTAGGCGTAGGTAATGGCGACTCTAAGGTTAACGGTTACGTGATGAAAGCGATGGGCTTCCCAGTACGTCCGACTAACCGTATCCGTCAGGTAGCGCACAATACAGCAGGCGGTGAACATCACCAATTGTCTAACGTGTCTAACGGCTTCCGTTACGATACCTTGGCAGGTGACGCAAACTGTGTGGCTGTGTTCTTCACATCTGATGCGCTACTAATCGGTCGTACTATGGGCCTAGAGTCTGACATCTTCTTCAACAAGCGATTGAAGACTAACTTCGTAGATTCATGGTACAGCTTCGGTGCGATTGCAGATGACCTATCGGTTTGTGGTGCAATCTTCGCTCATGCTGATTACGTTCCACGTAAGAAGTTCAAAGAAGCAAACCCTAAACACCTTATGGTGGACTAACTAGGTAGCTAGTTAACACATGCTCTAGCTGATGATAGCTAGGGCTTTGTTGTCTGACCGTCAGACTAAGGAATAAAGATGTACACCATTAAAGACATTGTGAATGCCTGTCTCATTGCTATAGGGAATGAGCAAGTAGCTAATCTGGAATACCCTGACGTGGACACAGACACGGCTATCACTGTTACTCACCAAACAATTCTTGACGTACTTAATCAAGGCTGGTGGTTCAATACTGAGATTGGTATGGGCCTGCAACTAGATAACAACAACGAGCTAGTAGTCCCGAAAGGCCTGCTAGGGATGAAGACCACAGGTCCGTCTATCAATGCAGATGTCGTATCCCGTAGTGGCAAGTTCTACGATGTCCATACTCATTCGTTTGATTTGAAGAAGTACGCTGACCACAACAACAAGGTCTACTTTGACTTTGTTATCAACCTAGAGATAGATGACATCCCCCCTATCTGTCAGACCTACATCCGTAACAAGGCGGTGGTTAACTTCCTCCTAGCTTACGACCCAACAAACAATCAATTACAGTCTTACGAAGTACGAGCACAGCAATCCTTTGCGCCACTACAGCAAGAGCAGCTTCGTAACCGTAAGTTCAACTCTATGGATAGTCCACACGTTCGCCGCTACATGGCAGCACTTGACTCTCCTAATAACTATGCGGTGGGACATTCGAACCCACTTGGAGGCTACCGAAATGACTAGAGGTATCCAAGGAGACTTAGGTAACTTAATCCACGGTGTATCTCGTCAGCCGGACTCACGTAAGTTCAAGGGCCAGTGTCGAGAGCAACTGAATTGCCGAAGTAACCTTACTCGTGGTCTTGAGAGCAGGGCAGGCTTTGAGCATGTGGCAATCCTACAGCGAGGCGATAAGAACCCTCTCAATGACACTCACTGGGAAGTATCAGAGCGTGGCGATGGCACAGTCGTATTCTTCCAGTACGACACAGACCGTCCACATATCTTTGAGCTGAACAACCTGACCGCAGGTATCATTGGCGAGTCAGACTTCAAGTTCACCAACCAAGCGGCTTCTGATTACTACACGACAGGGACCAATCCAAAGGTAGACTTTGGCATCACCTCCATCTTGGACACAACGTTTGTCACAAACAACAAGGTCATCCCTACGGGGAACGATGGGACGGATGAGATAGACCCAGTTGTATTCCGCTCATGGCTTGAGTTCAAGACCTTTAACCAAGGTGTGGAGATTGACATAGAGTTCGGAGGTATCGCAGCACAAGACCCAGACTCACCGGATGTGCATGAGCATTACAGACATGCTGTGTTCGATGGCTTCGTTAAGGTAAACCCAGATAACGGTCAACCGGATAGGAATCAATCAGAACGAACTCGTGAGTATGATGGTTCATGGCACGCTGAGCAGATTAAGATATTCCTTGATGGCCTGACAGCTCAGGGCGTGGGTAACGTCTACAAGTTCAATAACTGGCTACTCCTAGAAGAGGACGCAGCCTACAACATTAATATCATTGGTGGTGGTGAGTCTATCAAGCTCTATCACTCTAATGACTTCAAAGCTATAGAAGACCTCCCAGAAGTGGGTGAAGACGCTATGGTAGTAAAGGTGGTAGAGGGCGATGGAGCAGACAAGAACACTGGATATTTTAGGGCGACACGTACAGAGGGAGACGGTGGTGGCTTCGGCAAGGTGTCATGGGCGGAGACTATTGCCCCAAATTCTATTGGAGTTCTATCTCCTGCAACAATGCCACACACCCTCACGCAGCCCATTGCCGATTCTGACCAGTGGCAGTTTGGACCGTATGATTGGGACCACAGAAAAGCAGGCGACAAAGAGACCAATCCCTATCCGACTTTCATCACTGACGGAGTCCCTATTTCCTCAGTCGGGATATTCCAGAACAGACTGTCACTCACCGCTAACGAGTCTGTCCACTTATCTGCGACAGATGAATACGGAGACTTCTGGTTACAATCTGCATACTTCAATGCCGATGACGACCCGTTAGAGGTCTACGCTGATACTGACAAACTGAACATCATTAAGTTTGCTGCACAGTTTGACTCGGACCTGATTCTACTCTCTGACAATGCTCAGTTGATTATGTCGGGTGAGATTAAGCACACATATCAGAATGCGACAGTGGATGTGGCGACACAGTTCCAAGCGGACCTATACGCTAAGCCAGTTATGGCAGGTGACTCTCTGTTCTTCACATTCGACTACGGTAGCTTCGCAGGTGTGCGTGAGTTCTTCACTGACAGCTATGCAGCAACTAAACGCTCAGAGCCAGTGACAGAGCATGTGGATGATTACATCACAGGCCGTATCCGTCAGATGACAGCGTCAACCAATATCAACGCTTTGGTTAGCTTGACTGAGTCTGACCGTCAGACTGCTTACCTGTATGAGTGGAAGACTAACTCGGCCCGTACTGAGTATCTACAACGCTCTTGGTCTAAATGGGAACTACAGCAAGATAAAGATGAGAGCTTTAACTTCCAATGGGTAGGCTTCATCCAGTCAGAGCTGTATGCCATTATCCGCTACCGCAATTCCCTATACGGGTATGACGAGACGTTATTGTGGAAGCTAACGTGGGATGACCCACCGACATCACATGGCTTACCTTTCGCTGTGCGACTAGATGGGAGGAAAGAAGTTCCCAAGGAAGATATCAGCTACAACGCAGTAGCAGATGAGACTCGTATCCTCTTGCCTTTCGGTTCTGCACAGATGATGGCTATTCAAGGTTCTGCCTCAGATGCCGCAGGTCTGCCACTCAACACTTGGTACTCTGATGAGGGAGCGAGTAAGTATCTTGTATGTCAAGGTGACTTCACAGGCATGTCTATCATTGTTGGTATGCCTTACATCCAAGAGTACGATATGGCAATCCCATTCGTGAGGGACCAATCAGGTGCGGCACTACAGACTCACCGACTACAGTTCAATCGCTTCTTCCTACACTTCTCTGCACTTAATGAAAGCATG